CGAGCGCGACGTGATGGCGGTGTCGCTGGAGCGTCTGCACCGGATCTACGACCTGGTGGACCGTGTGGTGGTGAGCTTCAGCGGCGGGAAGGACAGCACGGTGGTGCTGAACCTGACGGCGCAAGTGGCGCGCGAGCGGGGCCGGCTGCCGCTGGATGTCTACTTCGTGGACGAGGAGGCCTGCTACCCGGAGACGGTGGAGTATGTGGAGCGGGTGCGCGGGCGAGAGGATGTGCGGCTGTGGTGGGTGTGCCTGCCGGTGACGCACCGGAATGCGTGCTCGAGGAGCCAGCCGTGGTGGGTGTGCTGGGACGAGGCGGCGCGAGATCGGTGGATCCGGCCGCTGCCGGCGGGTGCGATCACGGCGGCGGATGTGCCGCGGTTTCGGATGGGGATGCAGGTCGATGACGTGGGCCCGTGCCTGTTCGGACCGGAGTGCGGGCGTGTGGCGGACCTGACGGGGATTCGTGCGCAGGAGAGCCCGAGAAGGATGCAGACGGTGCTGCGGAAGACGCGGGACAACTACATCGCGGACGCCCGGATGGGGTACTACGTGAACTGCAAGCCGATCTACGACTGGAAGGCTGAGGACGTGTGGCGCGCGGCGCGACAGCAGGGGTGGGACTACAACCGGTCCTATGACGTGCAGGCGATGCTGGGCACGAGCGTGAGCCTGCAGCGTGTGACGCCGCCGTTCGGCGAGGAGCCGCTGGGCGGGCTGTGGAAGTATGCGGAGGGCTGGCCGGAGCTGTGGGAGCGGATGCTGCGGCGCGTGGATGGGGTGAACACGGCGGGCCGGTATGCGTTGACGGATCTCTACGGGGCAAGGCTGAAGGAGCCGCCGCCGGGGATGACGTGGAAAGCGTGGGCGCTGAGCATGCTGGAGTTGTATCCGGAGCCGCAGCGAAGCGAGATCGCGCGAGGCCTGGCGTCGGTGATGAAGATGCACCGGAAGAAGACGGCGCGACCGATCCCGGATGCTGAGGACGATGTGATGTCGGGCCTGAGCTGGAAGTACATCTGCATCATCGTGAGCCGGGGCGACCTGAAGGGCCGAAAGAAGGGCCAGCTGACGCAGCGCGCGATCACGGCGGCGCAGCGGAAGGGGCTGACGTTCGACCAGGTGAAGGCGCTGGAGGTGAAGCGGTGAGCGTGAAGGACCAACCGGTGTCGAAGGTGCGGTGGGTGCCGCGGGAGAAGCTGATCGGCAACGCCTGGAACCCGAACCATGTGGCGGCGCCGGAGCTGGAGCTGCTGATCACGAGCCTGGTGGAAGATGGATGGACTCAGCCGGTGGTGGTGCTGCCGGCGGATGGCGGGCGGCATGTGATCGTCGATGGCTTCCACCGATGGACCGTGAGCGGGGATCCGAGGGTGTCGGCGTTGACGGGCGGGATGGTGCCGGTCGTGGAGGTGCGGTTGGATTCGACGCACCGGATGATGAGCACGATCCGGCACAACCGAGCCCGTGGGACGCATGCGGTGCTGCGGATGGCGGAGATCGTGCGCGCGATGGTGGACGACGGCGTGCCGCAGCGTGAGATCCGCCAGCGGCTTGGAATGGAGGCCGAGGAGGTGACCAGGCTGCTGAACCGCTCGGGCATGCCAACGCAGGCTGGCGCGGGGAGCTTCAATAAGGCGTGGGTTCCGGAGAAAGGATGAGCCGTCCCGTGGTGCTGCAGCTGACCTGGGCCGGCTTCGAGGCGGCAGTGGATGTGCTGGCCGCCCTCTGCCCGCGCGACCGGCTTGGCGTGCATGGCGTGGATCGCGGCGGCCAGCTGTTGGCCTGGGCGCTGAGTGAGCGCCTGGGGATCGAGCTGATGCAACGGCCCGGCTCCGGCATGTTGCAGCTTCATGGCGTGGCGGTGTCACAGCCACGACTGCTGTGGGGCGATGCGCTGGTGCTGACGTGGATTGATTGCTCGCCGGGCCAGAACCTGACGGCGGTGTGCAAGGCAACGCCGGGCACCACGGTGCTGATGCCCTGGCAAGATGCAGTGGCGTCTCCGCGGCCGTTCGTGCCGGGGTTCGATGATTGAGGTAGCAAGCATCCGCTACGGCTGCCAGTGGGGTTCTGATGGGCACGTCAAGGGCTGGCCGATGCGAATCGACTTCGGCTCAGTGGGCCCTGAGGTAACGGTGGACGAGATGCTGGAAGGCCGCGGCCATGCGGTGCTGCTGATCGACCAGCTGGTGACGCTGGTGCGCGGGATGACTGGGCTGGACACGCCGATCGAGCTGGTGCAGCCGGCGCCGGCGGGGCTGGCCACCAAGCTGGTTGAGGCCGGGTTCTACGTCGCATTGTGCTGATCAGCGTTGCCGAGTTCGCCGCCCAGCGTGGGGTGAGCCCGCAGGCGGTGCGGAAGGCGATCAAGGCTGGCCGGCTGAAGCGCTCGGTGGAGCGCAAGGGCCCGCGCAACTATGTGATCGACCCAGAAATGGCGGCGCTCGAGTGGGAGCGAAACACAGCTCCGCATCAGCAGCGCACGGCGGAGCAGATCAACACGGGGAAGGCGCGCGCGCGCGGTGAGGATGTGGAGGCGCCGGGGCCGATGCCGCCGCCGGGCAACAAGGGCGGAGCGGGCACTTATGCGTCGGCCAAGGCCGCGGCCGAGGGCTACAAGGCGATGCTGCTCAAGCTCGATTACGAGGAGCGGAGCGGCAAGCTGGTGGAGAAGGCGGCGGCGGAGCGAGCGTTCGCAGCTGCCGGGATGCAGGTGCGTGATGCGGTGATGCGGACGGCCCAGCAGATGGTGGGCGAGATCGCCACGGCGGTCGGCGGGTTGAGCCAGGAGCAACGTGCGACGGTGATGCAGGTGATCGACCGGCATCATGTGAGGGCCCTGGAGGAGTTGGTGCGTGCCGCTGGCGTCCGTTGACGATGCGCTGCTGGCGTTCTGGCGCGGGATGCGCCCGGACCCACTGCTGACGGTGAGCGAGTGGGCGGATCAGCGGCGGGTGTTGAGCAGCAAGGCGAGCAGCGAGCACGGGCCCTGGCGGACGTCGCGGACGCCATACCTGCGCAAGCCGATGGACGACCTGAGCGCGACGAGCACGGTGCAGGAGGTGGTGCTGGTGTTTCCAGCGCAGAGCGGCAAATCGGAGGCCTTGAACAACTGGATGGGCTACGTGATGGACATCCAGCCCGGGCCGGCGCTGTTCGTGCAGCCGACGATCGACATGGCGAAGCGGTACTCGAAGATGAGGATCGCGCCGATGATCGAGGCGACGCCGAGCCTGCAGGAGAAGGTGAAGGCGCCGCGCGAGCGCGACAGCGGCAACACGCAGCTGATGAAGGAGTTCACCGGCGGTTTCCTGATCCTCGGCGGGGCCAATGCGGCGAGCGGCCTGGCGTCGATGCCGATCCGGTTCCTGGGCGGCGATGAGATCGACCGCTGGCCTGCCGATGTCGACGAGGAAGGGAGCCCGCTGGCGATCGTGAGCGCGCGAACGCGCACCTTCGGCGTGCGCAAGAAGCAGGCCTGGACATCGACGCCGACGATCGCGGGCCGCAGTCAGATCTGGGCGAAGTGGGAGCAGAGCAACCAGCAGCGACTGCTGATGCCGTGCCCACACTGTCAGCACCGCCAGGTGCTGGAGTGGGACCGGCTGCGCTACGACGCGAAGGATCCGGGACTGCCGAGCACGTTGCGGACGCCGCCGGTGCTGATCTGCGAGGAATGCGGCACCGGCATCGAGGAGGACACAAAGGCCTGGTGGTACGACCCGGATGTGTTCAGCGACGACTGGTGGGAGGCGTTGTTCCCCGAGCGAGATGTGCAGGGGTATCACCTGAACGGGCTCTACAGCCCGCTGGGCTGGCTGAGCTGGACAGAGATCGCCGTCAGCTATGAGCAGGCGAAGGACAATCCGGCGGAGCTGAAACCCTGGACCAACACGGTGCTGGCGGAGTGCTGGAACGACGACGGCGAGGCGCCGGACTGGGAGGCGCTCTACAACCGGCGGGAGCTCTACGAGCTGGGCACGGTGCCTGATGGGGTGGTGTTCATCACCTGTGGGATCGACGTGCAGATGGACCGCCTCGAGCTGGAGGTGGTGGGCTGGGGCCCTGGGATGGAGAGCTGGAGCCTCGACTACCAGGTGCTCGCGGGCGACACCGCGCAGCCGGCGGTGTGGCGCGAGCTGTCGAAGTTCATCCGCTCGGAGTTCGGCCGCGGCGATGGGCAGCGGCTGCCGATCCGGATGACGGCGATCGACTCGGGCTTCAGGAGCCAGGAGGTCTACCGCTGGGTGCGGGGCCAGGCCGGCAACCGTGTGATCGCGGTGAAGGGCCAGGAGGCGCAGACGGCGATCATCGGCACGCCGGGCCGGGTGGAGGTGCTGCGCAATGGCAAGGCGCTGCGCGGCGGCGTGAAGGTGTGGCCGGTGGGCGTGAGCACGGTGAAGAGCGAGCTCTACGGCTGGCTGCGGCGGCCGATGCCGGATGAAGCGGACGAGCTGCCGCATGGCTGGTGTCACTTCCCGCAGCATGGCGAGGAGTGGTTCCGGCAGCTGTGCGCGGAGCGGCTGACGAACACGATCGACCGGCGAGGGTACAACCGCTTCGAGTGGATCAAGACGCGGCCGCGCAACGAGGCCCTGGACTGCAGGGTCTACGCGAGGGCCGCGGCCGCGCTGACTGGCGCTGATCGGTGGAGCGAGGACCGCTGGGACAAGGAGCGCAACGGCGGCATCGAGCGCGAGGAGCGCCGGCCGGCGCCGGTGCAGCAGGATGAAACACCGGCTCGGTCCGGGAGCAGCTTCTGGGACTGAGTAGCATGACCGCGAGGAGGTGGCCCGGATGAGCACATTCACGCAGGCGCATCTTGCGGCCATCGAAGAAGCCATCGCTGGCGGCTACCTGGAGGTCCGCTACGACGACAAGGTGGTGCGCTACCAGTCGATGAGCGACCTGATGAAGGCGCGCAACCTGATCGCCAGCAGCCTGGCGGCCGCCACCGCGCCGGTCGTGCGGATCGACTACCCGGCCGTGGTGCGGGACTACGAATGAACCCTTTCGAGCAGCTGCTGGCGACGATTGCCCCGCGGATGGCGCTGCGTCGCCAGGCGGCGCGCCTCCAGCTGGATCAGATGCGCCGCTACGACGCGGCTGCTCGCGGCCGGCGAACCGACAACTGGATCACCCAGGGCAGCTCGGCTGATGCGGCCACAGCCCGGGGCTTCGGCATCCAGCGGGATCGCGCGCGCGACCTGGTGCGCAACAACCCCTATGCGAAGAAGGCGATCGAGAGTTGGGTGACCAACCTGATCGGCGCGGGGTGGAGCTTCAAGGCGAAGCAGTCTCGGCGCAACGGCCGCCAGGGCGAGCGCGTGACGGACCTGATGCGGGCCTGGATGGCGGACCCGCGCCAGTGCGACTACCACGGCCTACAGAACTTCGATGGCCTGATGGCGCAGGTGGTGCGCTGCTGGAAGGAATCGGGCGAGGTGCTGATCCGGATGCGCACGCCGAGTCGGCAGGCGGTGCAGCGCCTGGGCCTGACGGTGCCCCTGCAGCTGCAGGTGATGGAGGGCGACTGGATCGACGAGAACCACGACACGCCTGGCGTCACCGGTCAGGGGTGGACGAAGCGCGGGATCGTCTACGACAGCGAGGGCCGCCGCGATCGCTACTGGATCTACAACTACCACCCGGGCGAGAGCGCGGTGCAGGCGACGACCATCAACAGCAACACGGTGCCGGCCGAGGAGATCGTCCACCTGTTCACGCCAGAGCGGCCGGGGATGACGCGGGGCGTGAGCTGCCTGGCGCCGGTGATGGTGCGGCTCAAGGACCTGGGCGATCTGCTCGACGCGCGGCTGATGAAGGAGAAGGTCGCGGCGTGCCTGGCGGCTGCCGTGGTGGATCTCGATGGCACGAGCGATCAGAAGAGCACGATCGGCGATCGGATCGAGCCGGGCGGCATCGTGCGGCTGGGGCCCGGGCAGGACATCAGGACGATCAACCCGCCGGCGGCCGGCGAGATCGACCGGGTGATCAAGACCTACCTGCTGGAGATCGCGGCCGGCATCGGCATCACCTACGAGGAGCTCACGGGCGACTACAGCGGCGGCAGCTACACCCAGGGCCGGATGGGCTGG